AAAAAGTGCATTATAAACATCCAGCTCATCCATCAAATAAATTTATGAAGTTTCTTAATAAGCTGCAGCGTGATGAATCTGAAAAAGTCGCTACCGTTTATCGACAAAATACATTTGAGAAATTCAAAGATGAAATCGTGATGCATCAGGGCTTCTTAAATAGTAAGAATATGATGAAATTCATTATTTTAGGAAAGAAACACGGCTATAACTATAAATATCTCATGATGTGGGCCGTTTCAGAAATTGAAGCGACTTGTGAGGGAACTCAGAAAAAAGCCTTACTAGCTGATTTTATAGGTCTTGCGGATGAATATTTTGATGAAAAAGAAAGGGAGGTGTTGAGTGACTAGTGTAGATGATGATTTCCAAACGATGATTAACAGCTATGAGGAAGAAAAAGCAAAAGCGGAGAGTAAGAAAGTAAATGATGTTCTTGTAGGACAAACGTCTCAGGTAAAGCAAAGCCAACCTTTAGAAGTCGAAGAGGAAGAGGATGATAAAAAGGAACGTCATTTTGCCACTGAACTTCGAGATTTAATTTTAAGACAGGATATTGAATTTGCAATCGATGAAGTTAAAAAGCCGTTTGCAAAATTAAAAATAGGCGGCCACTACGAAGTCCATGCAGTTACTTCTCAATCTTTTAAAGATATTGTGATAGAGCTTGCAGAGAATGAATTCGAAAGAGTTATCGCTAAATATGCTCTTGAGAGTGCAATAGAAAGCATTAGTGCTAAAGCAAGACGAAGCAAGAATTTTAAATCAATCTCAATTCGAGCTAAGTATTTACCTAATGATGGAAAAATTTACCTTGATTTATGTAATGAGGCATGGCAAGTTGTGGAAATAAGTAGGAAAGGCTGGCAAATTATTGACAATTCCCCGATATGGTTCAAAAGAACGGATGATATGGATGAACTGCCAATGCCAAAATTTGATAGCCGAAATAAATTGAATGTTGAGCGTTTAAAAAAGTATATCAATTATTCAAATGATGATAATTTCGACTTATATGTCAGTTGGTTGTTAAGTAATTTAATGACCGATACCAGCGTCCCAATCTTAATTTTGCAGGGAACAGCAGGGGTAGGAAAGTCATTTACAAGTGAACTCTTAAGAACGGTACTAGATCCCGTGAGAACATTGAAATCAATTTCAAGAGTAAAGCCAAAGATTGAAGATATTGTGCTAGATACATCAAAAAACAGAATACTAGTTTACGATAATCTCTCTGCTGGTACAATTACGGCAGAAATCTCCGATTTGTTTGCCACAATTGCTACTAATTCAGCAACTTCTAAGCGTGCATTATACACGGATGATGGGCAAATCATTGTAAAGTTAGGCCGAAGTCTACTTTTTAATGGAATTGATGACCTTGTAAAGCGCCAAGATTTATTAAGTCGTTCGCTTGTGATAGAACTTGACACTTTGAAAGAGCGAAAACCCGAAAATGAATTAAGAGAAGGATTTGAACGAGACCATCCTTATGTTTTAGGAGCATTGCTAAATATGGCGAGCACCGCTTTGAGAAACAAAGGAAAATCAACCTTTAACAAGAGCCGATTCACGGACTGGGGGAGATTTGTAGAGGATGGGGCAAGTGCAATTGGTTGGGATAGCAATAGATTCAGCTCTCTTTACCTTGGAAATATCGAAGCAGCGCAAGAAACGCTGATTCAGTCTAATTACTTTATTCTTGGACTCAAAGAAATAATGGATAATGAGCATTCAGGAAAAATCTCCTATTATGCAGTACCTTTGATTGAGAAAATCTCTAATTTTGACTTCGTTCCTAAAGTGATAGCCAAAGGTGCAATCCCTCATCCTCAAAAGATAAAAGAACGATTAAAACGAGACGAAGCTTTATTAAAACAAATCGGGATTACTTGGAGTGATTCAATCTATGAAGGGAAAACGAAATATACATTTCAGAAGAAAAAATAAAAAGTGTTTTTGTTTTAGCCCACCAAGACCACCAAAAATACTGTAACCCTTTGATTTTAAAGACTTTATGAGTGGTGGGCTAGTCGGTGGTCTAGAATTTTATATGGTGGGCTAGTCGTTGTACCCCACCGATAATTATCGAAGCCCACCGACTAGCCCACCATAGATAAACCCTTGTCACGTAAGGCTTTGGACTTGTTTTGGTGGGCTTGGTGGTCTAACTGGTTGAAACTTTATCATTTTATAATTTAAGGAAATAAATAAATGAAATTTACAAAAATCAATTTAAAAGAAGCACCATTCTCTGAAAGCTGGAATGATTATACTGATTTTAAAAATTGGCATAATTTTATCAAAGATAATCAATTGTATAGCTATCTAAGAGGTTTGCCCAGTCGTTCAACGTTAAAGTATTATTTTGAAAACGGTAGAGATGTTGGTGAGTACCTGAGAAATGAAGAAAACCGACCGCCATTTTACGACCACGGTTATATGTATAAGACAAAAGACAGAAAAGCATTTATCGTCTATCAACCATACGGCGCATTAGATAAGATGGATGAATATCGCCAAGTTATTGAATGTTGGGCGATTGAACAAGGGATTGAAGCTAAAGTTTATGGGTATGATTATGGCTGGTATACCAGCAGTAGCTATCTTGTCATCATGGGTCTAGATCTAAGTGATATCAAGGTTGAAAAAGCGCTAAACTCACATTAATAAATAGGAGAAAAAACATGAATAACAGTTACCCCAAATCATGGTCAAGAATCATGACTCAAACGATCGCAGAGTTAAATAAAAAAAAGAATCTGACTCGGCTAGATTTAAAACGTGGAGCATTAGCCCTTGTAAAAGGTTTGAATGTACGAAATAAGAAAATCAATGCGGAAAGTGAAGCAGACTATATCAAAGCGGTTTGGGATAATTTCCAGCTTTATGAAATGGCTTTGTCAGTCATTGGAATGCTTACGCCTAAAGAAGTCATTGAAACATTCCCAATTTACAAAAGATATGATGGTCATAAATACGAGACAAAAGATTACTTTAGTGTACAAAATTCTTTAGCAGCTTATGACCTGAATCAGCCCATCAATGCAGTGGATGATAAAGCTTTTGAATTTCTTTGGGATTATGACAACGATGATTTAGTAGAGTTCGCGGTAGACTTCATGGGAGCTATGAGTCATATTAATCGCCTTGAGAAAGGTAAAGATTTATTTTCTCAATTCTTAGAGGAAACGCAAGGGATAAAATCTCGTATGATTGAAATTAACGGGATTGAAGTCATTACTTTTGATAATGATGAGGAATTAGATTAAATAAAAAGGCTTTCCAACAAGAAAGGAGTAAAAATGCGAGCAAGATCTCCAACAAAATCAGTTGTTTTAACTCATTTATAAAAAGCGCAATTAACGTAATGAAATACAGGCCTTATCTGTAGTTTCGATAAATTGGTATCTTTACCAATAGAAAATAAGGAATCAATACAATGAATCAAACACTAAATACACTCAATGAGCTGTGGATTGAAGCAGGCGAAAAAGTAGAAAATTATAATGATAAAATCAATCAAATGCTCAAAAATGAAAATTTCTCAGCTCAAACCTTAAGAGATTTAACCGCAAAGAGAGATCATGCTCAAGCCCGTTGTGATGCACTGAGAAATCAAGTCGTCGAAGCACAAGCGACACAAGTTGCTCATCTTCGTTCTAGCGGACAACTTCCCTTAGGTAATGGAGAAAACCAAACCGATCAATCTTTCATTTCAGATTTCAAAGCCTTAATGAGAGGCGATTCTAAAATCACAAATCTAGTCACTTCCTCTAAAGATGAATCAGGCGAAGCGGCTGGCTTAACCATTCCCCAAGATTTAAGAACTTCGATTAATGTCTTGAAACGCCAATATGATGTGATGGAGCAATATGTCAATGTTGAAAATGTAACTACAGCCTCAGGTTCTCGTGTTTATGAGAAATGGATAAATATTACCCCACTTACAAAATTAGATAGCGAAGATGAAACCATTGGAGCCAATGACGATCCCAATCTTAAACTTGTTAAGTATCAGATTGGACGCTACGGAGGGATCACAACAGCGACCAACTCCCTACTTAAAGATAGTGCCGAAAATATTATGTCATGGTTGACGGGTTGGATTGCTAAGAAAGTCGTCGTTTCTCGTAATAAAGAAATCATCTCACTCATGCAAGCAGCTCCTAAAAAACCAGCCCTCTCTACTTTTGATGATATTATCACTATGATTAATACGGCAGTCGATCCAGCAATTAAAGCAACTTCTATTTTAATTACCAACACAAGCGGGCTCAACCAACTTACTTTAGTTAAAGATGCGTTAGGGAATTATTTGTTACAACCTGACCCCGTTCAACCTGATCGCTATTTAATCAAAGGAAAACGAGTCGTTGAAATCAGTGACCATTGGCTTCCAAGTGGTGGAGAAGCAAGCAGCCCGCTTTATCCGCTCTATTATGGCGACTTTAAACAAGCCATGACTTTATTTGACCGCGAAAACATGTCATTGCTTCCAACAAATATTGGTGCTGGTGCATTTGAAACCGATACGACAAAAATTCGTGTGATTGACCGCTTTGACGTTCAGCTTACCGATACAGAAGCCTTTGTGGCAGGTTCATTTACAGCGATCTCAGATCAAAAAGGAAATATCAATACTGAAGCTACACCTACAACAACTAATCATAAGGAGAAATAATAATGGACATTCGTCATATTGAAGAAAAAACAAAAGAATTAAAAGCACAATCAATTCCTCTGGTTCAAGCCGTTGAAAAAACACAAGCCTTAGTCAATGAGTTAAGCACAAAACTTGAGAATATGAAAGTAGACAAACAACAGCCAGATATTGATGCGACTCTTGCACAAATGGCTAAAGAACGAGATGCTCGTGTTTTACTTGATGAACTGACGGAACATCTTACCAAGCAAAAAGAAGCACTTCATCAATTTTGGAATAATGAAGAAACCAATTATGCCATTAAAACTGAGGCTAATCGCTCACAAGAATACTTGAGTCCAACAGAATCTCAATTGATTGAGGGATTAATTGATAACTCTTTAAAACGAAAATTAAAAGCTTATGGTAAAGAAGTGGAAGAAGCTCGAAATAAAGCCATTGAGATTGTGAATTATCTGAAAGAAAACAATTATGATCAGTCCGTTGGTAATGCTCTCCATCCGTTAGTTGAAGCCAAAAACTTTTATTACTTTAGAATGGCTCAGTTGATTAGTTCTACTTTTCAACATGAATTGATGGAATATTTGCTTGATGACGGGCTGATCACAAATTATCCTGGCTATTATACTCCACGCCGATAAGAGTTTAATCATCCATAATTTCGAGCTGAGAAAGCCTATAAGTATCAGGCTTTCTTGTTATTATAAAGGAATCATGACGGATAAATATATGACAATCAGATATTATTGGGGAAGGCCTAAAGATGTTGTAAGGTGGTATCTTAGAGGAACATTATACTTAAGCGCTCAAAGCAGGCAGTCTTATATTGAAAAGACAAAAGCTGAAGCAGGTAACTTACCAAGACTTCTTAAACTATTAAATAATCTTGATGAAATATTTGATACAGCAGATACTGACAGCATAGCATTACTATGTTTGAGGTACGTTGAACTATTAAGTGTTGCAGAGACTACAAAACGGACAGGACTTTCCGCTTATCAGATTACTTCAAAGATAGGTAAACTCATGAAGGAAGCTAAAGAAATTATAGCCAAAGCATGATATAATAGAACTATCATAAGTCCCAGAGATGGGCAGTGGTATAATAAGTTCAGGAAAGTATCTCTAATTGTGGAGGTACTTTTTTGTTTAAGAGGGATGACATTATGAATGAAGTTAAATTCAATATTAGGCTTTATTTTACGGGCGGGATGAAACGCTTAACGGATAGGATAGACAGCACAGACAACCTCACACCGCAACGCTTTGTATTCAACGCAATGACAGAGCTGTTTGATTCATTGAGTGATGAGGACTTAAAGCTGATTCGTTTGAGATATGTTGAGGACTTAACGCTGGACGAGATTGCAAGTCGCTGTTATCTGAATGAATCAACGATCAGACGTCACACCAACCCAACGGTTAAGCAAGTGAAAGAGATTATAGCGAAAGCAAAGAAGAATGAATTGATAGATAGAAAAGAGAAAATAGAATGCCAATGACTGGACGTTGTCGTGAGCTTAACTGCCACGCTATGGTGATTAGACCGCTACACTATTGTACTAAGCACGCTGATAAAGAAGCTGCATATCAAGCAAGCAGAGAGCGATGGACTAATCGTAATGATAATACAAAAAGATATAAGGACTATAACAAACGCAAGCGTGAGTATAGCGACATTAAAGTAGAACAGAATAAGTTCTACCAAAGCAAGCAATGGAAGTCTATACGTGATGTAGTAAGACGTAGAGACAACTTCCTTTGTCAGTACTGTAAAGCGCATAACAGAGTAAGAACTGGTAAGATAGTGGACCACATCGTGCCAGTTGAGTTTGACTTGAATGGTAAGACCGTGATGGATAACTTGGCTTTCTGTTGTAGCAAATGCCATACAAGGAAGACTAAGTGGGAACAAATTTATTATGGAACTGGTTACGGAAATAAAACTAAAAATGTAATCCCCATAAAAAATGTAAAAGATGTCCCTGATTTTCAAAAAAATGAACGATAATTTTTAATAACCCTCCCCCGTATATTTTTACAGGGAAAGCACACACATAGGTTTAGAAACGTTTTAAAGTTCAATTTTGAAAATTTTTATATAGGGGGGGTCAAAACACTAAAAGAAAGGAGAAAAAATGACAGCTAAGAAGTTCAAAGACAGTAATGACGGGAAGTTGTCCTATCGTGCACCTAAGCACCTTTCTCCTCTCGCAAGTGCTTGTTGGCGTAAAACTGTTCCCTTTCTTGAGGAACAAAAGCCAGTTGATAAGATTGATTCGTTTTTAGTTGAAATGTACTGTACTCAGTATGAAATTTATAGAAATTCATATGAACATCTCAAAAAACATGGTGAGGTTCAAGAAATTTATAAACCAGTTCAAGATATGACTGGTGAAATTATTGACAGACAATTTCAAGGTTTCAAACGTAATCCAATGACTCAAATTTACTCGGATGCAATAAAAAATCTTACAAAGATTGGTTCTGAATTAGGGTTATCTCCAAAATCTCGTTCTGAATTGATGGAACTTAATATGCAAACAAACGAAAATGAAGATGATGGAATGGGGGATTTCTTCGATGAAGATTGATTTAACTCAAACCCATGATATTATCGGTACATATCATTCGCTAAATTATGAAGATATTAGAGAAGAATATCAAGACCCTGCTACAAAATATGCTTTTGATGTCTTAGATGAAAAGTACACAACAGGATATTTAATGCAATTAGCATGTTTTAGGCATTTACAGGACTTAAAAAGGACAGGAAATGAAGATTTTCCTTTTAATTACGAAGTAAAACATGTAAAAAGGTTAATGAAATTCTCTAAAATGGCTCCAAACGTAGATACTATGGAACCGACTAAATTAATGGAGTGGCAGAAGTTTATGCTATCTTTATTAATAGGTTGGAGAAATAAAGAAGGTGGTAAACGTTTCAGTCGTGCAATTATATCTGTAGGACGCGGTCAAGGGAAAACTTATATGTTAGCCATATTAATGGCCTATTCATTTTTTGTAGAAAGTCGTGGTTTAAGTAACCAGGACTTTTTAGTTTCATCCATTAATGCAAAACAAACAGGTAAATTATATGGCTATTTGAAATCGATGATTAATGTCCTTAGAACAATTAATCCATGGAAAAATATAGCTGATAAAACCGACCTAAGCTTACAAGCTGACAAAATTATTATGAGAAACCATAATAATGTGATTCGCCCAATTTCTCATGAAGCTGGACAGTATGATTCATATCACTTTACAACCGCTATCTTTGATGAAATAGGCGAAGTAAAAAGCCGTGAGAAGATTTCTAAGATTGTATCAGGGCAAGTTAAAGTTCCTAACCGTCAATTTGTTCAAATTTCAACAGCATATCCTGACCCTACAGTTCCCTTTCATGAAGATGAGAAGATGCTGCAACAAGCAATGGAACAAGACTTTTTAAGAGATGCTGATACTTATCTATGTTTAATTTGGAGTAATGACAGTTTAGATGAAACTTATAAGCCAGAAACTTGGGTAAAATCAAATCCTTTATTAGATTTAGCTTCAGAACATGATAATCTCATGCAAGGACTACTTGATAAGCGTGATAACGATGTACTTACTGGTGCTGTTCATGACTTCCAATGTAAGAATCTTAACATGTGGCTTTCATCAGATATAGACAGTTATTTAAACCTAGCAGATGTTGAAAAAGCGATTGTTCCTGAATTTAATATCTATGGTCAACGCTGTTATGTTGGTGTTGACTATTCTATGTCATCAGATAATACAGCAGTTGCTTTTGTTTACCCGTATGTAAGCGAAGAAGGGCAGGCAAAATGGCATGTTGAACAACATTCGTTTATTCCTTTTCAAGCTGCAGGGTCAATTGAAGCCAAAGAAAAGCAAGATGGTATTAACTATAGAGAACTTGAAACCAAAGGATTCTGTACAATCACAAGTCATCAACAAGGATTAATCAATGATGATGAATTCTATGAGTGGATTGTAAATTATATAGAAGAAAATTCACTTGACGTTTTATTTTTTGGATATGATGCAATGGGAGTGACTAAAGTTATTCAAATGCTGCTTAATAATACTGGATTTAATTTGCAACCTATTAGGCAACGGACAGGAGAACTGGCAAAGCCCACTAAATTCTTACAAAAGATATTTGTTGAAGGAACAATTAGCCGTCTGGATGACAAAATAATGGAAAAAGCATTATTAAATGCTGTATTGCGTGAAGATTCAGTTGGTATTCAAGTAGATA